CCAGACAGTTTTCTAACGGAGCACGGCTCATGACAGTGAAAGCAAAGCGTTTCCGCATCGGGGTGGAAGGTGCCACCACCGACGGACGCGAAATCCAGCGCGAATGGCTGGAACAGATGGCGGCGAGCTACAACCCGACGGTTTACACCGCGCTGATTAACCTTGAGCACATCAAGTCTTACGCCCCGGACAGCGCCTTTAACCGCTACGGCCAGGTGACGGCGCTGGTTGCCGAAGAGATCGAAGACGGTCCGCTGGCAGGCAAAATGGCGCTGTATGCCGACGTGGAGCCGACTACCTCACTGGTGGAACTGGTTAAAAAAGGCCAGAAGCTGTTCACCTCCATGGAGGTCAGCCCTAAATTTGCCGATACCGGCAAAGCCTACCTTGTCGGACTGGCCGCAACCGACGATCCCGCGAGCCTTGGCACCGAAATGCTGGCGTTCAGCGCCAGTGCCGCCCACAACCCGCTGGCGAACCGCAAGCAGAAGCCAGACAACCTGTTTTCTGCCGCTGAAGAAACGCTGATCGAACTGGAAGACATCCAGGACGATAAACCCTCCCTGTTTGCCCGTGTCACCGCGCTGTTCACCAAAAAAGAGCTGACCGACGACGCGCGTTTTTCTGACGTGCATCAGGCCGTGGAGCTGGTTGCCACCGAGCAGCAGAATCTGAGCGAACGCACCGCAAAATCTATGACTGAGAACGGCGAACGCCTGTCCGCGCTGGAATCCTCCCTGCAGGAGCAGCAGGCCGCCTTTGCTGAGCTGGAGCAGAAGCTCAACCGCGAAGACAGCCGCAGGGACTACCGCCAGCGCGCGCCGGGCGGTGACGCTCCGGCTGGCACCGTGACCAATTGCTGAGGAGCAAAAACACGAATGAAACAGAAAACCCGCTTTGCCTTTAACGCCTACCTGCAGCAGCTGGCTCGCCTGAACGGTGTGGCCGTGACCGAGCTTGCCAGCAAGTTCACCGTGGAGCCGTCGGTATCCCAGACGCTGGAAGATGAAATTCAGCAGTCCGCCGCGTTTCTGACGCTGATCAACGTGATGGGCGTGGCTGAGCAGTCCGGCCAGCTGCTGGGGCTGGGCGTCGGCAGCACTATTGCCGGAACGACCGACACCACCACTAAAGAGCGCGAACCCACCGATCCGATGCTGATGGCCGACGTGGAATACAAGTGCGAGCAGACCAACTTCGACACGGTGCTGACCTACGCGAAGCTGGACCTGTGGGCCAAGTTCCAGGACTTCCAGGTGCGCATCCGCAACGCCATCGTGAAGCGCCAGGCGCTGGACCGCATCATGATCGGCTTCAACGGCGTGAAGCGTGCCAAAACCTCCAACCGTGCCGAAAACGTGCTGCTGCAGGACGTGAACAAGGGCTGGCTGCAGAAAATCCGCGAAGACGCGCCGGACAACGTGCTGGGCACTAAAACGGCAGACGACGGCACCGTGACCGTCGAACCGGTGAAAGTCGGGAAGGGCGGTCTGTACACCAACCTGGACGCGCTGGTGATGGATGCGGTCAACGAGCTTATCGATCCGATTTTCCAGGACGATGACGAGCTGGTTGTGGTCTGTGGCCGTGAGCTGTTATCCGACAAGTATTTCCCGCTGGTCAACAAGGAGCAGGAGAACAGCGAGAAAATCGCCGCCGATCTCATCATCAGTCAGAAACGCATGGGCGGCCTGCAGGCCGTGCGCGCGCCTTACTTCCCGGCGAACGCGGTGTTGATCACCCGTCTGGATAACCTGTCCATCTACTGGCAGGAAGACACCCGCCGCCGCTCGGTTATCGATAACCCGAAACGTGACCGCATCGAAAACTTCGAATCGGTGAACGAGGCCTATGTGGTCGAAGACTACCGCTGCGCCGCCCTGGTGGAAAACATCACCATCGGCGATTTCAGCGCGCCTGCCGCACCGGACGCCGGGGAGTAACGCATGAGCCTGAGTCCCGCACGGCAGCACCGCCTGCGCATTCAGGCTGAACAGGCCGCCCGCGAGGGCGGCAGTGTTCGCCATGCCTCGGGTTATGACCTGATGCTGCTCCAGCTGGCAGAAGACCGTCGCCGTCTTAAAGGCATCCAGTCCACGGTGAAAAAGGCGCAAATCAAGGTGGAACTATTACCGCGATACACCGCCTGGGCGGACGGCGTGCTGGCCGCTGGCGGTGCCCAGCAGGATGACGTCCTGATGTACGTGATGCTTTGGCGTATCGATGCCGGGGATTATGCCGGTGCGCTGGAAATCGGGCGTCACGCCCTGCGCCATGGCTGGGTGATGCCGCTGGGGAATCGCAACGTGCAGACCGTGCTGGCCGAGGAAATGGCCGACGCGGCGCAAAGCGCAATGCTCGCCGCTGCCCCGTTTGATGCCGATCCGTTGCTGCAGACGCTGGACCTGACCACCGGGCAGGATATGCCGGACCAGTCACGGGCGCGCCTGCATAAAGCCATCGGCGCGGTGCTGAGCGAAAGTAACCCGGCCTCGGCCCTGAATCATCTCACTCATGCGCTCCAGCTGGATTCCCGCTGCGGTGTGAAGAAAGACAAAGAGCGGCTGGAGCGCAGACTGCGTAACGACCGCTGACGGAACGTGCCCCGCGCACGGGCGGCACGGGATGGCGACAGGCGCTGCCTTATCAAAATCCCGTCCACCGCCCACTTATTCAGGAGAAGACCGCATGAAGTTTGTTGCGCCCGAACCGGCACCGGAACAGGCGGAGGTCATTAAAAACACGCCGTTCTGGCCGGATGTGAGCCTGTCGGAATTTCGCAGCGTGATGCGCACTGACGGCACGGTGACGCAGCCGCGTCTAAAGCAGTTGCTGCTGACCGCCATTTCCGAAGTGAACGCCGAGCTGTTCGACTTCCGCAACCGCCAGCGAATGCTGGGGTTTCAGGCACTGGCGGAGGTGCCGTCGGACGTGCTGGACGGCAAAAGCGAGCGCATCCAGCACTATCACAACGCCGTGTATTGCTGGGCGCGCGCCGTGCTCAATGAGCGCTATCAGGACTATGACACCACGGCGTCAGGCGTGAAGCGAGGGGAAGAGCTGGCGGAGGCCAGCGGCGACCTGTGGCGGGATGCGCGCTGGGCCATCAGTCGGGTGCAGGACGCCCCGCACTGCGCGGTGGAGCTTATCTAATGAAAGTGAGTGCGCACCAGTATGACACGGTGGATGCCCTGTGCTGGCGTCTCTACGGGCGCACGCAGGGTGTTACGGAGCAGGTATTACGTGCCAATCCAGGGCTGGCCGAACACGGCCCCTTTTTACCGCACGGACTGCAGGTGGAACTGCCGGATCTCCCGGCATCGACCACCGCCCAGACCGTCCAGCTATGGGACTGAATCATGACGCTTGAGAGAGTCAGCGCCTTTATCACTTACTGCATCGCCGTGCTGCTGGCCTGGCTGGGCGATCTGTCGCTCAAGGATGCCTCCACGGTCGGCGGCGTGCTGATTGGCGTGCTGATGCTGGCGATCAACTGGTACTACAAACACCAGTCTTTCAAACTGCTGCGCGGCGGCAAAATCTCGCAGGGGGAGTATGAATCCTTCAATCGTTAAGCGCTGCCTGGTCGGGGCGGTGCTGGCTATCGCTGCCACGCTGCCCGGTTTTCAGTCGCTGCAGACCTCTGTGGACGGACTGAAACTGATTGCCGATTACGAAGGCTGTCGCCTGCAGCCGTACCAGTGCAGCGCGGGCGTCTGGACTGACGGGATCGGCAACACGTCAGGCGTCACTCCGGGCAAAACCATCACCGAACGGCAGGCGGCGCAGGGGTTGATCAGCAACGTGCTGATTGTCGAACGGGCGCTGGAGAAGTGCGTGGTGCCCTCGATGCCGCAAAAGGTCTATGACGCCGTGGTGTCGTTTGCCTTCAACGTTGGCAGTAATAATGCCTGCAGCTCGACGCTGGTGAAACTGCTCAATCAAAAGCGCTGGGCGGATGCCTGCCGTCAGCTGCCGCGCTGGGTGTACGTCAAAGGCGTGTTTAATCAGGGACTGGATAACCGCCGCGCGCGGGAAATGGCCTGGTGCCTGAAAGGGGCTGGAGTATGACGCGCACGCTGGCGGTCATGCTCGCGCTTGTACTGACGGCGCTGGGCTGGCAGTCGTGGCGGCTGATCAACGCCCGGCACACTATCGAAACGCAAGGCGAACAGCTGGTGACTACAGCGCAGGCACTGGCGAAGAAAAACAGCCAGCTGATCGGCCTGTCCATTCTGACCGAAACCAACAGCCGGGAGCAGATGCAGCTTTATGCGGCAGCAGAGCAGACCGCTGTGCTGCTGCGCAACCGCCAGCACCGGATCGAGGAACTGAAACGTGAGAACGAAGATTTGCGCCGCTGGGCTGATACTCCTTTGCCTGCTGACATTATCCGGCTGCGGGAACGTCCGGCCCTCGCCGGAGGTGCAGCTTACCGTGAATGGCTGTCCCAGAGTGACGCCGTGCAGCCTGAACCCGTCAGGGCCACGCACTAACGGCGACCTGAACGCGATGCTGGATGAAACCGAGGCCGCCTGGGCGGTCTGTGCTGACAAAGTGGACACGATTGTTGCGTGCCAGGAGCGAAACAGTGAACAAACCGCAGTCCTTACGCCGCGCCCTGAATAAGGCGGTGCCCTATGTCCGCGATAACCCGGACAAGCTGCATCTGTTCGTGGATAACGGCTCCCTGGTGGCAACCGGTGCGCTGTCCATGTCGTGGGAATACCGCTACACCCTGAACGTGGTAATCGAGGATTTCAGCGGCGACCAGAACCTGCTGATGGCCCCGGTGCTGCTGTGGCTGAAAGCGAATCAGACGGATGCCATTAACAACCCGGACCTGCGCGAAAAGCTGTTTTCCTTTGAGGTGGATATTCTGCGCAACGACGTGTGCGATATCAGCCTGAACCTGCAGCTGACGGAACGCGTGCTGGTTAGTACCGACGGCGGGATCTCAACGGTTGAGGCTGAGCCGGAACCTGATGAGCCGGAAGAAATGTGGACGGTGAAACGTGGATAATCTGCATAAGGTGGACGAGTGGCTGGCGGCGCTGCTGGCGAATCTGGAGCCTGCAGCACGTCAGCGCATGATGCGCGAGCTGGCGCAGGAGCTGCGCCGCAATCAGCAGCATAACATCAGGCTGCAGCGCAACCCTGACGGCAGCGGCTACGAGCCGCGAAAAGTCACGGCGCGGACTAAAAAGGGTCGCATCAAGCGGCAGATGTTCGCGAAACTGCGCACGGCGAAATACCTGAAAACTGCAGCCAGTGCGGAGTCAGCCAGCGTGCAGTTTGAAGGTAAGGTGCAGCGTATTGCGAGGGTGCATCATTACGGCTTACGTGATCGTGTAAGCCGTAAGGGAGGGAAGGTACGTTATTCACAAAGACAGTTGTTAGGCCGTAATTTAAGTGTTGATGAGCTAATCCAATCTTTATTAACTAATTACCTGTCAGATTTTTAATAATTATCATTAATGCTTGTTATTGTTCCTCTTCTCTCAATTATCAATAGCTTGATAGTCAGCAGCTATTTTAGTTAATTCATCAATTGCACGGTCTAACTGACTAATGGAATTTGAGACTGTGTGGTTCGAGAAATCTATAAGAAATAATTTTGTTGCACTTTTTGATTTTTCTATTCTTAGTTTTGTTTCTTCATCTAGAGCAAGCAACCAATCTTTTTCATCGGTTAACTTTCGGAATGAACTTCCGTGAGCATATCTTTTCGATAACGCCGCCGCTAGTTTAGAGCGTGTTTTAGGGGGGAGGTTAATTAATTTGCTAATAAAGTCTTTTGCTGATATGTAATTTAGGAAAGGGGATTCATTAAGTGTTGTTGTAGCTTGAGGGTTAAAATAAATCTCCCTAATAAATTTTTCTGGTTCATCATTTAAGTATGAAAACAAAGATGTTGCATATGACTCTCTTTCAGTTGCTTTTTTATTTTCCAATGAATTCGATGCTAAATCTATTAAATTTCTTAATTTAGGGTGCTCATGATTCGTATAGTAATGGCCGTGCCAACTGTTCATGAAATCATCGCCACAACTGTAGCTATTAGTATCGAAATCATAAGTTGCTTTATCTATGGTTTCTTTGATTGCGACCTTTACCAGTGACTCTAAATTATCAATGGTAATATCTATTACATTGGCTTCGATGAAACGAATGAAACTTCCTGCAATGTGTAGTATTTCTCCAATTTCAGTGGATTTTTTGTTTATTAGAATTTCTGTTGCACCTTGAACTGCAAAATCGAAATCATCATCATTTAGAAGTCTACATTCCCACAGCATTCTCCAGGTCGGCATTTTCCTTTCATTTGAAGTGAAGAAAACACTCTCGTTAATTTGTTTAATTATATTCGGTTCATCGATTAGTCCGTATGTGACAATGTTCTTCCAGGTATATGCATCCAATATGTATTTGAAGTCCTCAATGTGTTTGTATTTATCTCTGATGGAATCAATTTTTGTGTCATTTTTCTCACTAATGAACGGAATTGAGTCTATTTTCTCAAAGTCCTCTTGTTGAAGATTGCCACATTTATACTCAATGCAATAAATGAGGTATTGTCTTAATAGGCTATCAATAAAATCTTTTGAGTTAAGGTAACTTTTAAGTGTAAGAAGTAGCAGTTCAAACTCTATAAGGAATTGTTTTAGGAATCTAAGATTGTGGTGTTCAGATGCTTTAAATATATCAAGCATAATGAATTTACGTTCATGTAATAAATCACGGGCAGTAAGTGTGAAAACATTGGATATAAATGAGTCTAAAGCTGATTCATAATCGGCGGATATGGTAAATGTCTTGCCAATGGTTTTCTCTTTAATTGATTTGTACTGGTTGTAATTTTCAAAAATAACGGATTCGTTACCAGCGACAATGACTTTTATTTCTTCGTGTTCGACAAGGTGATTAATGTAACCTAAAAGAGTATGGTATTCTATGTTTGATCTTTCAAGGTCATCAAACATAACAATTAAGTTTTTATTTAAATTGTTTAGTTCATTAAGGTCAATGGATGGTATCTGTAGATTTATATTTAAATCGTCTTTTTTATCACCATCCAAGTCAACTTTTAATGTTGCTTTCAGGGCTAGTTTCGCCATTCTTCCTGCAAACTTTGTAGCTTTGCTGCCAAGTACAGGATGAAGGATTTTAAAAAACTCATCATCGATACTACTAGTTTTACTCATACCATATAAGCTGATGTAAAGGATCTTTTTGGGAGTATCAATTGAGTTAATTAGTTTATTCAAAAAGTGTGTTTTCCCAACTCCCCATTCTCCTGAAATAAGTACCCCATATCCCGGATGTGACTTTGAGTTTATGTATTGATTGAGGAATTTTTCAATATCGCTGTTTTTCATCATGATTTGTCTGATCAATGGAACAAACTAGCTTTATTTCATAGTTTTGAAAAAAGGTAAAGTATTGGCGTATGAACGCACAACTCACCGAAATCATGCGCCTTATCACCAACCTGATCCGCACCGGCACCGTGACCGAAGTGGACCGGGAGAACTGGCTATGCCGGGTGAAGGTGGGCGACCTCGAAACCAACTGGATTAACTGGCTGACGCTGCGCGCCGGTGGTGCCCTTACATGGTGGTGCCCGTCGCCGGATGAGCAGGTGGTGGTCCTCAGCATGGGCGGGAATCTCGAAACCGCGTTTGCGTTGCCTGCCATTTACTCCAGCCAGTTTGCGCCGCCGTCGGATTCCGTGGACGGTTGCGTGACGCAGTACCCTGACGGCGGCTGGTTTGAGTACGAACCCGCCACCGGGCGCTGGCATGTCAGGGGGATCAAATCCATGGTGATCGAGGCTGCCGACAATATCACCCTCAAAACCTCGGAGTTTGTGGTGGAGGCCGACACCACGCGCATCAACAGTGAAGTGATCATTAATGGCGGCGTCACCCAGGGCGGCGGCGCGATGAGTTCCAACGGAATTGTGGTCGATAACCATGCTCATATCAAAGTCATGAAGGGCGGCGACACGTCGGGAGGTCCGGTATGACGCTATATCTCGGCATGAGCCAGAGCAACGGCAAAGCCATTACGGACACAGATCATTTGCGCCAGTCGGTGCGCGATATTTTGCTGACTCCGCAGGGTAGTCGCATTGCCCGGCGTGAATATGGTTCCTTGCTGTCAGTACTGATTGACCAGCCGCAAAACCCGGCGCTGCGCCTGCAGATCATGTCGGCGGTATATATGGCGCTGAGCCGCTGGGAGCCACGCCTGACGCTGGACTCCATCACCATCAATTCTCTCTTTGACGGCTCGATGGTGGTTGACCTGACCGGGGAGCGCAACAACGGTGCACCAGTTTCCCTTACCGTATCAACAGGATCAGACAATGGCGGTCATTGACCTTTCCCAGCTCCCCGCGCCGCAGATCGTGGACGTGCCGGATTTTGAAACGTTGCTGGCAGAACGTAAGGCCAACTTTGTGGCGCTGTATCCGGCGGACGAGCAGGCAGCTGTCGCGCGCACGCTGGCGCTTGAATCTGAACCCATCACCAAACAACTGCAGGAAAGTACCTACCGTGAAGTTCTGCTGCGCCAGCGTATCAACGAGGCCGCACAGGCGGTCATGGTGGCGTATGCCCTCGGGGGCGATCTGGAACAACTCGCCGCCAACTATAACGTGAAGCGCCTGACGGTAACGCCCGCCGATACCGACGCCGTGCCGCCTGTTGCTGCCGTGATGGAAAGTGACGAGGCGCTGCGCCTGCGCGTGCCCGCCGCGTTTGAGGGGCTGTCCGTTGCGGGGCCGACGGCGGCCTATGAGTTTCACGCCAGAAGTGCGGACGGACGCGTAGCGGATGCCAGCGCAACCAGCCCGGCACCGGCGGACGTGGTGCTGACCGTGCTAAGCCGTGAGGGCGACGGTACGGCAGACAATGACCTGCTGGCCGTGGTTGAAAAGGCGCTGAACAGCGAGAGCGTGCGCCCGGTGGCGGATCGTTTGACGGTGCGTAGCGCTGAAATTATTCCGTACAGCGTGGATGCCACCATCTTTCTTTATCCGGGACCGGAGGCGGAGCCGGTGATGGCGGCGGCAAAAGCCAGCCTTCAAAAGTACATCGCCAGCCAGACGCGGCTCGGACGAGATATCCGCCGCAGTGCCCTGTATGCCACGCTGCATGTTGAAGGTGTACAGCGCGTGGAGCTGGCGTCTCCGTTGAATGATGTGGTGCTGGACAAGACGCAGGCCGCCTCCTGCACGCAGTGGAATGTAACCAACGGGGGCACGGATGAATAGTCTCCTGCCGCCTGGCTCATCGCCCCTTGAGCGCCGACTGGCGCAGAGCTGCAGCGGAATTTCCGGACTGGAAGTGCCATTGCGTGACCTGTGGAACCCGGCAACCTGTCCGGTCAGTTTTCTGCCGTATCTGGCGTGGGCCTTTTCGGTGGACCGCTGGGACGAGAGCTGGACGGAAAGCGTGAAGCGTAGGGTGGTGCAGGATGCGTTCTATATCCATCAGCACAAAGGGACGACCAGTGCCGTGCGTCGGGTAGTGGAGCCGTTCGGTTTCCTGATCCGCATTATCGAATGGTGGCAGACCGGTGAGCAGCCGGGCACATTCCGCCTGGATATCGGCGTGCAGGACCAGGGCATCACGGAAGAAACTTATCTGGAGCTGGAGCGCCTCATCAGCGACGCCAAACCTTGCAGCCGTCATCTGATCGGCATGTCCATCAACCTGCAGACCAGCGGACCGTATTTTGTCGGCGCAGCCACCTATACCGGCGAAGAAATCACAATTTATCCGTATATCAACGAAACCATTATTTCCGGCGGCACCGCCTACGAGGGCGGGGCGGTCCACGTTATTGACACAGTGAGAGTGAATCCATGAGCGCAAAATTCTACACCCTGCTGACGGATATCGGCGCAGCGAAGCTGGCCAGCGCCGCCGCGCTCGGCGTGCCGTTGAAAATTACCCAGATGGCGGTGGGCGATGGTGGCGGCGTGCTGCCTACACCCAGCGCGCAGCAGACCAGGCTGATTGCTGAAAAGCGCCGGGCCGATCTCAACATGCTGTACATCGACCCGCAGAACAGCAGCCAGATTATTGCTGAGCAGGTGATCCCCGAAACCGAAGGCGGGTGGTGGATTCGTGAGGTCGGGCTGTTCGATGAAACGGGTGCTCTGATTGCCGTGGGCAACTGCCCGGAAAGCTACAAGCCGCAGCTGGCGGAGGGGAGCGGGCGCACGCAGACGGTGCGCATGGTGCTGATTACCAGCAGCACTGACACCATCACTCTGAAAATTGACCCGGCGGTGGTGCTGGCAACGCGCAAGTATGTCGATGACAAGGTGCTGGAGCTGAAGGTGTATGTCGACGACCAGATGGCGAAACACCTGGCTGCAGCCGATCCACATTCGCAGTACGCCCCGAAAGAGAGTCCGACCCTGACGGGCACGCCCAAAACGCCAACCGCACCGGCGGGAACGAACACCACCCAGATTGCCAGCACCGCGTTTGTACAGGCGATGGTGACGGCACTCAATAACGCGCTGGCGCTGAAAGCACCGCTGGCAAGTCCGGGACTGACCGGCACGCCAACGGCACCCACAGCCGCGCAGACGGCCAACAGCACTCAAATCGCTACAACGGCGTTTGTGAAGTCTGCTCTGGCGGCTTTGGTAGGTTCATCCCCGGCGGCACTGGATACGCTGAATGAACTGGCTGCCGCGCTGGGTAACGATCCGAACTTTGCCACAACGATGACTAATGCCCTGGCAGGGAAGCAGCCGCTGGACAGTACCCTGACGGCATTAAGCGGGAAAAATGTTTCGGGGTTGCTGCAGTATCTGGGCCTGGGAGAGGCGAAGTTTGTTACCAGCCGTGGAAGGAATGCTAATGGTGGATGGATTATTTGGTCAGACGGGGCCATTGAATTATATGGGATGAGTGGAGTTCATAACGCCGGGAAGGCCACCATCACGTATCCAATCGCACTACCTGAACTTTCAAGATATATCAGTATCGCTGAGCGTATAGCGAGTGACAGAAGTTCTAATGCGCTTCATGTCTCAATGATTATTGATAATGAAGTGACTGCCTCGGGGTTTACCGCTCGTTGCCAGCTATATGATGGCTCTGCATCATCAAACTCTTTTTCATGGAGGGTAATCTATGCGCCTGTTTAATCCCGTCACGATGACAGAGGTTTTGCCTGGCTTTCATGATATTACCGGTGCGATTGAGCTGCCGGAAGATAACTGGTTTTTCGTCACAACCGAAATACCCGAAGGAAAGCAATTATCTGTCGATGACAGTGGCGCACCTGTCCTGGTGACTGTTTCCGGCTAATCTGACCTATTAACTTCCCCGCGCCTGCGGGGATTTTTGTATCCTTCCATTGTCTCATTTACTTCACAATGCCCGTCACGTGCGCCGCGCGTAATTCCGCCAGAACATAGTCACACCCCCTCTATA